AGTGTATTCTCTCCTACAAAAGCTTTTGCAGATACTGGTACCATTTTCAAACATGGTATGATGAAGAATGCAAAAACATATAATAACAATGATATTGAGTACATTGAGTTCTTACAAAATGGAGGAGGTGCTGGTAGCTATGGTGTTGACTTTCAAAATAGTGTACAAACAGCATTCAAGAAACTAGAGTATGCAGATATGTTTGGAGACAATAGTATTGCTAAAACTGGTAGGAACTTTTTTAATTTTGTTGGGACTATTAATTCAGTATTTGAACAAAGCACTAGGTTTCAGGTATATAAGGCAGCCAAAGCATCAGGAGCTACACCATCACAAGCAGCACTACAAGCTAGAGATTCATCCTTTGACCCACTAGCAGGTGGTAGATCACAGAGAGGAATAAGTACAGCATGGATGTTTTCTAACCCAGCTATCCAGGGTACAAAGAATGTTGTAAGAGCAATGAATCCTACTACAGAAAAGGGCAGAAAAAACTTAGCTATAGTAGGTACTGGATTATATACAGTAGGGGTATACCAGGAGTATCATAACAATAGTGTATTTGGTACAAATTGGAGAGATTATGTAGGTGCTGATTCTGATTATGGTAACTTTATACTTGGTAACCATTGGGTGTTTATTGATCCAAAGCATACACCTTTAGAACCAGGTGGTGAACCACAAAATCTAGGGCAAGATGGCAGACCATCATATAAAAAATTCCCTATGGGGTTTGCTATGTCTTCATTTAATACAATACCTAGTGCTCTTGCACAATACACAATGAACCCAGAGTTTAGGAATGGTGGTAAAGAATCCTTGGAAGCATGGTGGAAGAAAACAATAGATACAGTACATAATAATACAAATCCTATCCCACTAGATTTAAAACCAACACTCTATAGAAATGTAATGGAGATAGCTGGTGTAGAAGAGACAGATGTTTTTGGTAGAAAGATTAAGAAGTGGAGTCCTAAGACTACAAATAATCCATTCTATACTATGGACTCAGAGATAGTTCAACTATCACCATCTAAGGATAGGATACCAGCTGGTTATGATGATACAGCTATAGGTAAAGTTATGATAGGTATGGCTGACTTAGCTGACAAAGTATTAGATGCTGGTGGTATTGAGAAGAATAAATTTACACCTGAAACATTTGAACACTTCTTTAAAACATATGCAAAGGCTGCATATACAACTTCTGATATAGTAAAATCTGGACATGCTGTTTATCAAAATGTAGTTAATGGTGTGCCAATGCCTAAAGATATTAATCTACCTATTGTAAGAAGATTTTATGGTGAGGGATATACTGATACAGTTGTTAGAGATCTTAAGTTATACAAACCATCTATGCAATCCTTGGAGGATGAAACATATCTATTTAATAATAAAGGATACAATGCAGTAAAGGGTGTTGCAAAAGAATACAAGAAAGCATTGAGGGAGGGTGAGTATTCACCACATGTTGATACAGCATTATTTGAAAGCAAAGCAAAAGAAATGCTAATGGGTGATCCAAAACTTTATGCACTATGGAATAAAAACAAACAGAAAATAGATAACAATGTTGGTTTCTTCCAAAGTAGACTCAAGAATAAGAGTAGAACAGATCAAGCAAGGATCATGTTGAAGATGCAACAAACATTACCTGATGATAAATACAATTATGTCAGGGATGAAATGATTGATAATGATATTATAAATCCTACTACAATAAAGAGGATGAGAATCATAGAGCAGCTAGAAAAAAATGGTGAGCTCATAGGATTATCACCAAGTTCAAAGGAGATCCTAATAAGAAAGAAGACAGAGAAAGTAAAGAGTAGATAGGTGGTTGAAAAGGGTAAATGAAAGAAACCCTATTAGCATCTTAATAGCTAAACTACCTAACTACAAAGTCTCTTATTCTACAGCATTGTTTGACAAACTCAAACTCTCCTTCAGCATAACTTTGTCCAGCTCTTTGCTTGGGCCGGCACCATCTGAGTTTCTCAGTTTGTATGTAATCTGTCTTGAGTGTATATAAAAATGTAACTGAATCAGCATCTCTTTCTAATGATGAACTATCTCCTAAGTCTGATAACCTTGGTTGTCTATCTTCTTTTTCTGATTCTCTATTCAGTTGTGCCACCACTATAATGGGTATCTTTAGTTGTCTAGCTAGTGACTTCAATGATCTAGATATACTTGAAATCTGTTCATCTCTTCTAGTCCCTTCACCCTTCATGAGTTGTATATAATCTACAACCATAAGTTTCATATCAAATTTTCTTTTCCAATACCTGGCTTTGGATGCTACCTTCTCAAAGGTATCTGCTCTTTCTTCAATCAAGATATTAAGATTAGATATTTCATCCATGCAATCATTGAACTTATCCATGTGTTCCTTACTTGCTACCTTGTCATAAATTTTTTGTACCTGCACACCAGATAATGTTGAGCACATCTTCTCAATGAGTTCATCATCACCCATCTCTAAACTAAATATACCTACAGCCTTGTCATCAAGTGCTGCCCTTAGTGCTACATTCATAGCAAAGGTTGTCTTACCCTTGCCTGGCCTAGCTGCCACAATACATATTTGTCCTGGCCCAAACCCATTTCTCTTTAAGCTATTGTCATAGCTTTGTATACCTGTTGGTATGTACTCACTTGTTTCATTGGAGTACACATTGTCTCTTACTCTTTGTATTGTATCTTTAATATCAAAGTCATCACTATAAGATAGATTAATCTTAGATACATTAGTCTCAAGGGTAGAACATAAATTCTCTGAGTCCTCTGATTGTTCTTCAGCTGACTCAATAGATAACCTACATGTTCTTATCAACTGTCTAAGCTTAGACTTTTCTTTTACTTGCTTGGCTGCCCACAATCCTTTCATACCTGTGCTAGTAGCATCAAGTATTTCATATATATAAGTAAGCCCACCTACAAATCCTTCCTTGCCATTGGATCTAAGCTTTTCTAACAAGCTAATCTCATCAACAGGATCACCAGCCAATGCTAGTTCCTTGATAGTATTGTAGATAACTTGATGTGTTTCTAAAAAAAAGTCATGCTCATGCACCACTTGTGATACCTCATCAAATTTAGAACCATCAGAAAATTTTAAACATGAAGCCAGAACTATTTGTTCTGACTCCATGCTGTGTGGTTGTTTAGAATGGGATGTTGTCATCATCAGCCTTCACCTCAGGTGGCTTCTCTTGCATGATAGTAAACTTTATATTATAATAAGGTTTATCATCTTTGCTTTTAGCTTTCCATAATGCCATCTTGTACTCCTTGCCATCTATATTACAAGGGCCAGAAGCAACAGGATGCTTATCAGTCTTTGGTTCAGGATCTGGAAACAATCTCCCAGTGTTTAACTTTATTTCTATGCTCATAAAATATCTTGTACCTTTCTTTCTTTTCCATGAGTGTTAGTTGCATCCGGATCTTTAGTATCATCAATAGCAAACAAGCCATTCAATGCATACTTCCTAGCATAGCTAGAAGCAGATCCAGTTATTTGTGCAGCATCCATGCCCTTCTTCTCTGCAGCTTCTCTAGCATATGCTGTCACAGTTACAGTATCTTTGTTCTCATCCATAAGGGTGGCTGTTGCCATAACATAGTGTCTGTCTCCAATACCTTGGATACTATCACTAATAACTAGAGAACAGTTAGTAGCCAATAGTAATGGCTTTACTGTTTCTAGGATGTCTTCAGCAGATCTATATCTATAGTTGCCGAACTTATTGAGCTGGCCCTTTGGGGCTTTGAGGTTAGTTTGTATGTAACCTAGCTTTGCTCTTATGTTTTGTTCTTCTTTTTTTTCCATAAAATTCTTTCTTTAAAAACTGTGAGTAAAGGTTTACTCTTTGTTGTAAATTATTACAAGCATTAATTTGCTCCATACTAAAACCTAATTGATGCAATGCAAATTCTTGATCACCTTTCTTTAATCTTTTAAACCTACTCATAAGTTGTTTACAACCAACAGGATGTAGGTAGTCTGTCTTGGCATACATTAAATATTTTGCTATGGATTCCATGACTGCACCAATGTCTTCCTGGTTTCCCTTACACATAGTGTAATAAATATTTTCTATTTTACCTATCAAAGTATTAGCCTCTCTACTTATAACACCTCTGATCATACCATCCCTATGGTCATGGTCAACACAAAAGAAATTGAAACCCTTGCCTAGTATTGGGCATTGCTTTGGTTCATTCTTTAATCTCCAGGCTTGCAGCCTACTTGCAGGTATATACTTCATTCATCATTACTGATTTGCTCAACACTTATTACTCTAATCTGTGCTCCCTTTTTATTTGTAACTGTATCTCCTACCTTGGATGACTTACCTGTAAGTAACTTGATAGCTTCCTTCTCAGTATTAGCCCACCTTGATACACAAGTTGTATGTTCAGGTGGCATATCCATGTGCTTATAATATAATATATATTTGTTCATGTGAATTTAACTATTTTTCCCTGTGATAAATTTACTTCATAGAAATGTTCACCTTCTGGCATAGCTTCAGTTGCTTTCTCTATAACAGGTGAGTTCTTTATTACATCTTCATGTAGTCTTATGAAGTGAGTCAATGCATAGT